CGCGGAAAGAGCAGTTATTACACGTTTACTACGACCATCATAACATCTACGAAAGAAAAGGAAAGCACTATCGTTTCCTAGCGGCAAAATCCTTCATAAAGGCTGAGTTTTACGATACCGTGAAGTTCTTGAGGACTATCAACTCGAGGACGGACCGTTATAAGGTGGAAACAGGAAGGATCTTCAGTGCGATCGAGCATGAAGTTTTTAAAGACCCTTGGTTCATCAAGAAGGTCCCTCAGGCGGACAGGCCTCAGTATATCAAAGATCTATTGGACATTCCCGGCAGCAAGCTATTCTCAACCGACTTCAGTCGCTATGAAGCGAGTTTTAAGGAGAAGTTACAGCTTGCGGTCGAGATTCCATTGTTTGAGCACATGACGCAACACCTGCCTGAGTCAGACCCATTTATGAAACTAGTGAGGACAGCCCAATTGGGCATGAACCGCTGTCAGTTTAGGAACTGGTTAATGAAAATCCTATCCAAGAGATTATCCGGTGAGATGTGTACCTCTCTCGGCAACAGCACTTGCACGAAGATGTGCATCATGTACCTGGCATTCCGGCGCGGATCTACCGTCGTGGGTGTCGTGGAAGGTGATGACAGCCTTTTTGTGATTTCAGGTGAGCCGATACAAGCAGAGGATTTCGCTAAGCTTGGCCTAATTGTAAAGATGGAGGAGCATGTTGACTTCTCTACTGCGTCATTTTGTGGGTTGGTCTTTGACCCCATGGACGTAGTCAACGTAACAGACCCTCGTAAGGTCCTCTGCACCTTTGGTTGGGCAGACAGGAAATACCTGCGGTCAAAATACTCCACGAAGATGGGGTTGTTGCGTTGTAAGGCCTTATCTATTGCACATCAATATCCCGGTTGCCCGATCCTTGGTCATCTCGCTAGGCACTTGCTGCTTGTCACTCGCTCTTACGATACTTCGAGGTTCGTGGGAAAAGGTGGCTGGTGGGAACGTGAAAAAGACTGGATGCTTACAGCGAAGACTGTACCTTTCCGTGATCCGCCAATCCGGACCCGTCTCCTAGTTGAGAGACTCTATGGCATCAGCCTGGAGTCACAACGTCGCATCGAACGTTACCTCGATGGACTCACCTCAGCCACCCCCCTCCGGCATGTTGACCTTGACATGCTGTTGAAGGAAGAGTGGAAGCACTATTGGGACCATTATATGGTCACTGAGGATGATGAAACACCCACACGTGGCTTCCCGGCCGCCCAGTATGAGAAAAACTGGGCCGCGGAAGTGCACGATCGAGGATGTGTGACGTTGGGCACGTACATACCAGTCACGTAAGAACTGTGGCCGCA